CTTCTTCCGTCCAGTTCTCATCCCAGCGGTCAACCGAAAACGCCCACGCCAGATACGGCAGCAGCGGTGCGGGGCATTCCAGCGGGTTCCAGAGCTTGCGCAGCGGCACCGGTACGCGCGTCAGTTCGGCACAGGCTTTTGCGGCGGCCAGCTCCAGCTCAGAGGAGCCAACCGGCAGCAGCCGGACGTTATTCATCAGCACCCCCGATAACGATTTGGTAATCCGCACAGTACGAGGCCTGAGTGTCATCGAGCACGATGTCGGCCTGCGGTTTTGCCAGCTCGACACGCTGCACACCTTCCACATGCAGGGCGGCGTAAATGGCTGATTTGCGAATATCGCGCCCGAGGCGGTGCTGCGCGCTGATATAGGCTTTTAACTTTGCTTCGGCGGCCTGCCTGACCGGCTCCAGTTCGGGTCCAGGGTAAAGGTAAAGTGTCGCGTCAATTTCATAGTCGACAATGACCGCCGACTGCACCGTCACACGGTCAGTCACCGGGCGCACGTTCTCATCATTCAGGGCAAGGCTGACAATGTTCACCAGCTCATCACTGGCGGTGCCATTCCCTTCACGCGACAGCACCGAAATCGTCACGCACGCCGGCGACGGGCTGATCACCGACACATCCGCGACACGCCCGTCAGCGCTGCGGCCATGAAACTGATACGCCCCGACCGGCCCCGCCACACTCAGCCCTTCAAAGGACTGCTGAATACGCAGACGAAAATCACTGTCCGATTCCATCACCGCCGCCACCGGTGGGATGGCAGTGTCATCGGCAGGTGTAATGACAAGGCGCGTGACGTTATTGTTTGCGCCGAGCACATCGAGGTCGTTTGCCCTGGAAAATGCCAGCATCACCGCCAGCGCCGACTCGTTAACCCGCTGGCGTAAAATCAGCTCCCGATACGCGTTCTCCTCCAGCAGCTTGACGATGGGGTCGGATTCCAGCGCCAGCACCCGCGCGATGGCTTCCTGCTCCTCTTCCGGATACAGGGAAATCAGTGTCGCTTTGCGCTCGGCTAACAGGGTTTCTTAGTCCAGTACCTCGACCACGTCCGGCGGCGGTAACTGGCTCAGGTCAATGGTTGCCATAATCTCAGCTCAGGGGAATGGTTAAGGAAAAAGGCGCGCCACCGGTACCGGTACGCGTGCCGGTGATATCGACGAATAACGCGCCTGCGGTTGTGCTCTCAAAGGTGATGGCCGTCAGCCGGATACGCGGCTCCCATTTAATAATTGCCATGTAGCAGGCCGACATAATTTGCAGGCGTAATGCGGGGTTATCAGGCTGGTCAATCAGTGCCGAGAGCAGCGAGCCGTAATCGCGGCGCATGACACGCGAGCCGATGGGGGTGATCAGAATGTCGCGCACGCTCTGACTGATATGTCCGGAATCGGACAAACTCAGACCGGAGGCACGATCCATGCCGAGATAACGAGCCGTCATTGTGTGCCCTCCGTCAGACTTCCGCCGTGCTCAACGCCGCCATGCTTATGCTTATCCACCTGCACGCCGTTGGATTTAAACGTACCGTCGCTGTGCTCGATGTTGCCGCTCATCTTGCCGCCTTTTTTGACTTCAAGCGTGCCGGTGGTCAGCTTGTTGGTGCAGACCACTTCCGGCGTATCAAGGGTAATGCGGGTCTCGGCTTTGACCAGCACCAGCGGCACGGTGGCGGTAATAGACTCGGTCGCAGTGACATCAGCGGTTTTAATCCCACTCACGGTCAGCGAACCACTATCCGGCTCGTACTCAATAACGGCACCATCAGGGAAAGAAATGTGCAGCGCATCGGCGGACGCTGACGGTGCGGGGTGGTCACCAGAATAAATGCCAGGCAGTACAAAAGCGGTATCCAGCTCGCCGCCAATCGCCAGCAACAGAACCTGCTCACCGACAGACGGTGCCCACCAGGTGCGCGAGCGACCGGCGCGGGATGTCAGCCAGTGCAACCAGTCGGTAGTAATACCGCCGGTTTCCACACGGCATAATGCCTGTGCGGTGTCGACTTCGGTCACGAGGCCGATGCGGATAAGGTTGCGCAGCAGGCGCGCGACTTCCTGGAGTGATGAGAGAGTATTCATGGGGAAAGGATGCCGCCTGAAGGCTCAGGCGGCAATTGATGGTCGTTTGCCTGCTAGTAGTACAACAACTTAAAAACTAAGTATCTTGAATGGATATACCAACACGGCTTTGAAGTACTCAAGATCAGATGCGAATGGTGAAAAGACTGCACCTGATGAGAGGAAATAAAGCGCGTAGCCGAAGACTAAAATTGAAAGCGAGTATCTGAACGCATCATTTGCATTGCGATAAATAACAAAAGCAAAGCTCAAATAGAAATGAAGTAGTATCAACCCAGAGCATGCAATGCTCGACAAAATGATAAATGCTATTGATATAATTTGGGTGTTGGCATAAAAAACACTCTTAATACCGTAACTGGACACATCACTAAATAATTGAAATAACCTTGGGTATAAGTCAGCATGTTGCGATATTAACTGTGCTGCGCAATAGCATACAACGCCTAGAGGAATCGCGAAAAGCAAATAAAGAAAATCACCACCCCGACTAAAACCGTAAAGTCTTATGTTATTTATAACACCAAACAAACAGAATAAAGGGAGAAAAATAGATAGCGAAGAAAGTAGCTGGATAAAAAAACCTGAAAACATATGGAAAAATAAAAAAATAGCGAAGGCGCATGCCTTTACAGAAAAGCGCATCTCTTTTCGCACATTTAACATGTTATTATTGTAAACAATAACATTGTTATCTCCACTTACATTCGGACTCTGCTCGCGCCTCTCAGACCTAATATTAACGTTAGCCTTGCTGATTTTAAAACTAAAAATAGCCCCAACTGAAACTGCAATCAGTGATTCAATATTGACCAAACTTTCAAACATAGCACCTCCTATAATGGATTTTCTTTATAAAACACTTCTCTTTTTTATGGAAGATATTACGTTAACAACAGCCAATCCATAACCTGATATAAACCATCATTAATTTATCGAAATTAATAATATTAAAAATTCAATTATTCAGGTGGTTAATTATTACTTCAGAAACTAGCTGTTCATTTTGTTTACTAACGCCCAACAACGGCCGCTCTTCATACTGCACCCCCGCACTGTAACGGTTTGGCTTGTCTCTCAGCCCCTCCTGATGCACCCGCGCCATACGCTGCACACGCCCGACAAACTCCACGACCGCAGCGTCATTTGTTCCTTTCGTTTTCATGTACCGGTTGGTGCGCAGTTTGGTAAACATCGCACGTTTCACCCGGCCTTTTTTGCCCTTTACCGGCTGACGTTTACGGGCGGCATACGGCGTGCCGTCCGGTGCCTGCTGGCGTTTAATACGCTGCTGCTGCGAGGTTCTCAGTTCCTTCGCAATCTCAGCCGACATCCTGCGGCGCGCAGCCGGTGACAGGCTGGCAATCAGACCAGCGAGCTTATCTTCAAAGGGTTTGAGCTCATTCATGCCACTGACTCACCAGCTCGCCATGCGCATAAAGCTCCGTCGGGCGCGTGACGTTCTCCGGCAGGGGCGGCTCAGGGACGTGCTTCACGTGCAGCGCTTCGCCTTCCTGCCTGACCAGGGTGCGTTCGGTCAGCAACAGGCTGATACTGACATCGACACTTTCGTCGTCGTTAATATCGGCAATATACGTGAAGCCTCTTTTTTTCCCCTCATCGGTGGTCATGATGTCGGGCTGATTTTCCCGCAGCCAGGCGTTGACCGGCACGATGAGGTAATCCAGATCCCCGTGATAATCGGTGACCACGACATTCAGCGTGTACTGATTTTCAAACGACAGCGAGGTCGCAAGGGTTGAGGCAATTTTCCCGCTGTCGATAAAAATGCGCAGCATGTCGGGATTATTGCGCAGCACCGGTGCTGCGTCACAAAGGGCTTTGCGTAAACTGGCGGGCTTGAGCATCGAGTGTCTCCTGGCAATGTTTTGTGGTTTCAGTCTGGGCGGCGCAGCTGACCAGTGCCGCCTCAAGCTGGCGAATGTCCGCGCTTAAATCACCGTTAGTGTGCGGGCTGCTTGCCGGTATCTTGCACAGCGCCACTTTCGGACAGCCACTGTAAATAATCAGCGGTGGTGGTGAAGGCGGGGCGGGTGTGCAGCCGGATAATGTCATCAGGCAAATCAGACTCATACCACTCACGCAGCGCTTTATTTTCATTGAGTAACCTCGTCACGGTATTGCCACGGTTCGCCGCCAGGGTGTTTGCGGTGGCAAGTTGGTTGCGTAAATCGACCTGCGCCTGTTCATTCCGCTGCCTGAGTTTTGCAGCAACATCAAGCTGATTGCGCAGCATGATGATCTGGGTTTTCTGCTCACCGGCGACACGGTTTGCCTTTTCAAACGAGCGGGTCAGCGTGTTGTTTTCGCGCTTCATCCACATCAGACCGGCGACGGCCAGCAACAGCAAAATCATCAGTGTTTTCATTCCATCCCCCTGAGACAGTAAGCCCGCTCACGTGCGCGGCGGT